GTACATGCCTTAATTAATAGGAAAATAATAATATGTGGCAAGATAGTAAATTAACTGAGAAGTGGGCACCTGTACTTGAAGGCATTTCTGATGCCGAATCAAGGGCTACTACAGCAAAGCTTCTCGAAAACCAAGCCAAGTCCATTATTGCTGATCGCGTTGATGAAGATATTACCACAGCTACAACTACCGTTGGTAAGCTGGGTACATTCCAAAAGTTCGCGTTTCCTCTGATCCGTAGGGTCTATCCTGAGCTGATTGCTAACTCGATTTGTGGTGTGCAGCCTATGCAGGGACCAGTGAGCCAGATTTTCTATCTGGGTCATACTCGTTCAGGTGAAAATGCGACTGGAATTCGTGTAAACCAAACAGTTTACAGTCAGTTCCTGCTTACCCACCAGGGTTTGACGGCATCAGGTATCGGCTCTACTTCCGGCCCGGGCGCGACACTCGCCACTGGCGATAGTTACTGGGAAGATCCCGCAGGTGGCGAAGCTGGTGCAAGCCTAGGAGTGGAAAATACAGGACTTGATCTTGATGTAGCGACAGAGTTTGATACGAGTAATGTTATAGCGCACGGGGCGGGCGGCTCTCATGGTACTCCTGACACCACGGTTGGTGGTAAGATTGCGTCATTCCCTGATAGCACGACAACCCTTGGTTGGAATGTGTCAGCGGGTGAGCGTCTGAAAGATGGTGGGATCCCAGAGATAGCTTTCCATATCGAGCAACAGGCTGTTGTAGCCCGTACTCGTAAGATGAGAGCTCTCTGGACTCTGGAAGCTTCACAAGACCTTCGTGCATATCACGACATGGATCTGGAGCGGGAGCTTACTGGCCTTTTGAGCCAAGAGCTTCAGCTTGAGATTGACCGTGAACTGGTCGAAGATATTCGGATGCTTGCATACGATGTTGGTCGTTTTGGTAATTGGAAGCGTGATGAGCTAAATCAAGGAAACCCAAACTCCTTTAATGATGTCCCCGGTAAGGGACCATTTGAGGCTGACGGTGGCGCTGGCGACGGCTCCTGGCAACCAGCTGCGTTTACCTACGACTTTAATGAAGTAGGACTAACAACTACCAACACCTCTGGTGCTGCTGGTAATGTGTTTGTGATTGATTTCTCAGCCTCGGCTATTGATTTCGCTCCACAGCACATGGGTCATGTGTATGCTAACCTGCTAGCTGTTCTGAACCTCGCGTCTCAGGACATCTACAAGACCACTTGGCGTGGTCCTGGCAGTTGGCTGCTAACCTCCCCACTCGTAGCTTCTATGCTGGAATCAGCTGCGAAGCTAGAAGGCGGTGTCCAAACTGGAGACGGCCCCTCTAACATGGGTGGTGGTAAGGTAGAATATCGCGGCAAGTTTGCTGGTAAGTATGACCTGTATGTTGATCCTCTCTATCCTGAGGATGAAATTCTTATGGGTTATAAGGGTAAGAATGCAATGGATGCTGGCTTCTGCTACTGTCCTTACATTCCACTACAGCAAATCCCAACCATTACGGATCCTCATACCTTCCAACCACGGAAGGGTATCCTGACCCGTTATGGCAAGGCTGCTATTGAACCCGCGTCTAGATTCTACAGGGTGATCAGGATTGTTGGTCCTACGGCTAACTACCTGTTCTCGCCATTCCAATCTAACTCGTCAAATAGCGTAAGCTAGATAACTAGCACGATTGGGTAAAGGAAATAGGGAGGCCAGGAGTATTTTACTCCTGGCCTCTTGCTTTATAACGAGTATATACTTTAGGAGGATTTATGAAATATAAGAGCAAGTGCAGATTTAATATGGTTATTATTGTAAATGATGAGGTTCTTCAAATTCGTCCAGGGCAGGTTATTGAGTCTGATGTAGCGTTAGATTCTCCATATTTGCGTGTGATACCAAAAACAAAAAAGGCCCGAGTTAATAAAGAGAATCTAAATAAAGTAGTTAAAAAAATTAACTCTAAGGAGACTAAGTTAGATGGTTGACATGGTTCCCGTTCCAAATCTTTCTACTTTTGGTACGAATAATATATATGGTAACTCCTTTGCTGATTATGCTGGGCAGAGGGTTGATGACGGTGTACCAAAAGGAACAATTGATTCCGCGAAACTTAATAAGACCACTTTAAGTGATGTTATTGAGTTCTCTGCCTTTGAAGAGCAACTTAAGGATTATATCTTAGGCAGACTCGGACACCCCATTGTTCGCATAGAACTTACACCCTTTCAAATAAAAATTTGTTTGGATGAGGCTGTGACAAGGTTTCAAAACCACGCTCCGCTATGGACAATGCAGATGATTGTCTTTGATGCGTCAGCAAATCAAACGGTTTACAAAATGCCCCCATATATTATTGATAATCTAGAATATGTGGTGTATAAGAAAACGCTGTTATCTATACAGCAAAAAGCAGGTACTCTAGAATTTGACTTTTTCATTAAGTACTTCCAAGACAATTTCTTGTTCCAAAACTTTGGAGTTGGGGATTTCTACATGCTGCAAATGCACCTTGAGCAGATGCGTAAGGTACTAGGCATGGAGGGTTCGTGGAATGTCCTTAATAATCAATACCTACAGATAAGTCCCGCTCCTGTCCTAACCCCTGAGGAGGTGATCGTTGTCTTCCGTGCTGTTGATTCCGAGACTATCCACCCAGCCTATAAAAATTGGATACAAAAGTACGCTTTAGCGTGTGCTAAGGGAGTACTAGGAGAAATTAGAGGGAAGTATGCCACTCTCCCAGGTCCAGGGGGAGGAGCATCCCTTAACGGCGCAGCTCTGAAGCAGGAAAGTGAAGCAGAAAAACAAAAGCTTGAAGAAGAGTTGATGAACGAATTGGAAGAGCCTCCTTCCTTCACAACCTTCTAGTCATGGCTAAAAAAAAGAATTTTAAAGTTGGGATTGAAGTTCCTCCCTTGGTTGAGCTTGATGATATATCTGATAGCGAACTAAGTTTATTCGATCCAGGCAACCCAGATATAGCTCTCTTCAATTTAATTGATGATGAAACTATTAAATTATCTGGGTCTAAGATAGAGTATTATAAGTACTTTCAAAATTCTGATTTTGATCCCGTCTATATGGAGTCTAGAAATAAGCCTGTAGCAAAAGAGCCTGTTATAGTTTATGGACACTATGAACCACGAGTTCTAGAGGAGAACCTTACTCAGTTTGGAATAGAACTTACCAATGATCAGTTCTTTGTATTCAACAAAAGCTACATTGAGCGAGTACTAAAGCGTACCCCTATCCCAGGCGATCAGATAAAGCCTAAGTTTCAAAATTGGAAGTGGGAGATCTTTCAAGTACAGGAAGATAGTTTTGAAGCTTATGGTGTATACCACCTAGTATGTTCTGCTAAGATCCTACGCGATGCTCCAGAAGTACAAGACACTCCTCTTACGGATGTATCTGAAGAGCTTGGGGGCTATACAGAATGGTAAGTCTACCTAGACACCGTGGCATAACTTATGTTCAGGAGAGTGCGGCTTATGGGCACTCTACCTGGATGGATCTTGTTCAGGCTGAGGCTGATTTTGCACAGATGGCCAGTGATGGATATAATTCCATAGGATTCTGGGTTAACCCTGGAGATATTATTGAGGTTTGGGATTACACTAATACATCTCCAGCTGATGGAGCCCCTGGTTTTTCTTGTGGTACATCTTCTTTAAATACTACAGGTATTCATACCCTGTCATCTCTAGTCAGCATGGCAGCATCGGCAGGACTAAGTTCAATAATAAATGTAAAAGGCCCTAAAAATAGGATGCCATATGGTCCTGTTAGTGCCGATGATGACCTGGGTCCTGGGTCGCCTGGGCATCTGGCTAGGGCAACGGGAACAGATCGCTCACCCCCTTTCCCTTGGATAGGAGATTGGCATGATAAGTGGGATGAGGGGGGAATATATATGAGTAAAGCTAAGGGTCATTTTTATGATTACGCAGCAGCTTTTAATGGAAAGTATCTTGCGGGGGGACACCAACGAAAACTGACAAATTATTGGACTGATAATAATTCGACAGCATCTAATGTTGATTCAGGTAGCTACGATGCCTTTACTATAGGACCAAACCAAGACCTTATCCAAGGAGGTCCTGGCGTTGGTCATGAGGCTCTTACGGAACGAAATTGGGATGGTTTATATAATGATGATTTTATATTATTCTATAAAGCATTTTTAATTGAGTTAGGAAAAATTTTTCAGGACGCAGCCTTAGATATAAATATTTTATATTATAAACTTTCTCAAGAGACTCTTATTCCAGACAATCCGTGGGCTTACTATGGATCTTCAATAGCATATAAATTTACTAAGTGGTTGCAGGAAGATCCAGAAGGTTTAATGGGAGCGAAGACTCACGAAGATCTTGGTTTATCTTCAATAAATCCTACAGGAAAAAATGATCCTAAAGTTATAGATAACTGGTATTATCGTTGGCAAATACTGGGGAAGGATGGGGCTGCTGGGCTTCGAAATGGTGGGGGTTTATATAATAAATATCCAGAAAGCGTACTAGGGGGTGATGCTATTTATGGGACATCTGGGGAATGGCAATCGAACACTTTGGGTGCTGTAATTGATTGGGCTGATGACCCAACAGGTGCTCTTTTAGGAGCTTCAGGATTAAAAGATGTTTCTTCTTGGGAAGATTTTTCTTCAGTTAGTTTTAAAGCTCATGCTAGTGGAGACGAACAAGCTTATAGTTTTAGAGGAGTACCAAAATTTGATGGTATACAGAAGGCTTCATGGAGACCTTTTTGGGATCTTATGAATAAATTAGAGTGGTCAATGGCATCAGGACATAATACCACTTTTTTCGATGCAAATGCGGGTGACGAGAATTTAGATGTATGGAATATCCCCCATACAGCGAACGGAAATTGGCCAGGATTTACTTCAAGATACCACCAACGAGCAGACTTCTATAGATTTATAACAGCTACTTTAGGGGGATACGGAGATGGGGATGTTTATCAATGTTCTGTGTCATCTATGGTTAGTTCAATTAAATTGGGAGATCCTGGGGCAGTAGTAGCAGTTAAGCATTTAAAACCAAGATTTTACCAAGATTACTGGGGTTTAGATGAGAAGGACAAGGTACTTGGAGTCAGCGTGGAAACCCCTAGATACGAACGAGCCGACTGGTTATCAAAAGCCTATGGGGATGTTATCTGTTTGGGATGGTATCCCACTTCATCGGTTGATGGAAATTATTATTGTGATGACGGGGGCACATATATAACTTTTGCTGAACATCTACAAGATATTTTAAATTTATCTGGAGAACCCACATGGCACCAACACAGCGATGGGAATAGACCCCTGACCATTTGGGAATGTGGTATGATAAGTTCGGGAACATTTGCTCCTGAAAAAAACCAGTTTGGAGGTGGGGGTCAAGCGGGTTCTCATAACACTGCTCGTGAGATGCTTGAGCAACTGAGTACTTTTTGTGATGCCAGTGATGTAGCAGGAATGAATTTATGGGAATCCATTGAACGGTATCCTAAAACAAAACAACTGCTATATTATTGGCAACATATAAATAATGGTAATGGCATGTGGAGTTCTCAGTCAGGACCGCGAGATAATGAGTACTTTGGTCTTAAATATAAAGGAACAAAATATCCAAAAGATCAATACAATATTTTTAATGCTTCAGGATTCGTAGAGGCTAGTAGTAACACTGGTGGTACAGATTTTGTTGCTGGAGATAGACTGTATGTTTCTGCTGGGCAGACGGTCAAGTTTATCAATCAGGGGGATACCGTTTTCTCAGTAAGTGCTTTAGATACAAGTGGTAATAATGTATTTAAAGCATGGAATACGACCACAGAGGCATATGATACAAGCGGAAGAAATATACTACCTATAGCTGGAGATATTACTTCTCCCTTTGATCCTTCGTCTGTCTTTACTTACACCTTTCCTACTGATAGTGTATTTACAGTGAGTGCTACATAATGAGTTTTCTTATAGATGTTCTTGTTGATCGTTCTGATGTCAGCGGCTACGCTAGGACTAGTGCTGGCGCTGCAATAGGGGGTGTACAGGTTAAGTGGGGAACTACTCAGGTAGATACCGACAACAACGGGTACTACCTCCTACCAGCCCTTAAATGTGAGACACACGATCTGTACTTTAAGGTGCCTGGATACCAAGTATTTGTTATTGAGAATTTTACTCCTGCTGATTGTGTTGGGGCTAATACTAGAAATAGATATTTAGAAGTGTCGTTCATTACGGGCAGGCCTAATGTAAAATCTTATGAAACTCCTGTTGCAAATTTACAATTCATTGAATCTCAAAATACTTTAGCAAGTAGAACACAAAATGTTCGACTACTGTTAAGACAAATTAATAAAATTCAAAAACAAAGTGCGTTGCAAGTCGGGACAACAATATACAAGCAAACTCTAAGAGAGATGATTTTCTTATTTGGAAGTTTACAATATCTAAATTCTGAAAATGCTTTGATTGATATTAAATGTGTTCACGCAAATCCAGAACGAACGGTGGCCAAGTTAAATCAAGATAACAATATTATTCTCCCTATTATCTCAATAAATCAAAACATGACAACCACTGCTGAAAAAAGACAGAGGTATTCTGAAACTTTGGTGCATGAAGTAGTTTGGGATGATGTTAAACAAAGGGCGCAAAGAGTTATTAGTATACCACCACGGGCTGTGGATATTGGTTATGAGGTTAATGTGTGGGCGAAGTACAAAGAAGATATGGATCAAATTGTTGAACAAATTAGATCAAAATTTAACCCTGGATTAATTGTTCCCACAAAAAATAATAAAATAACGGAAGCTTTTATAACGGAAGAGAGGGATGACGGGGAGGTGGTTGCTGGTGATAGAGAAGATAGGATTTTAAGGAAAGCTTTTGTGGTTTCCATAGAAACTTATCTCCCAGCCACTAGGTTCCTATACACCAATACAGGCAAGATTGAGGAATTCAATCTGGAATATGAACTTGATGAATAAATTTTTCATTTATGGTTGGTAGGTAGTGTACATAATGTAGGAGTTTTTATATGAAAGAAATTATTAATCAAAGTTTACAAGGACAGATGGTGTTCTTTCAAACTCCAAAAGGGGCTAAAGGCTTTTGGCTTAGCCCCCAGGAACATATGATTGTTCCCAGCTCTTTTCTTTCAAGCCACACTGAAGCGCTACAAGTAAGGAGCCTTATATCCGTGAAGGATGCTTAGGAGATAAAGAATGGTAAATATTGTAAGTCCAGGTGTTTATATCTTAGAAAAAGATATCTCAGAATACGCCCCAACGGTAAACTCTTCAGTAGTAGGAGTTGTCGGTTTCGCTGATCGCGGATCTAGTGGCGCAGCTAAGCTTATAACCTCCCAGGAAAGGCTTATACAGGAGTTCGGCCAACCCGCTGAGCATATTACTGGTCAAGGTTTGGAGGGCGTTATGGAGATCCTAGAGGACACCACGACCCTATACTTTGTAAGGGCTATAGACTCAGGGACAGCCGCTGATGCTAGTGCTAACTTGCAATTTGGTGGGTGTCCAGCGATAGCCGTTAGTGGCAAGGGGCTGGGGGTGGCATCTGCTGTTTATCTTAAAGTAAACGGTACTGACAATAATGGCGTTTCCTCGTTTACAGCATTAAAATCTTACGCTGTTCCAGCAGGAACTTTGGACTCAGCAAACGCCTCTTCAACACAGGGTGGAGCATTTGCAAAGGTGTTAGGGGGCAACCTTGACAGTGATAAAGTGGGAGCATTCTACGATTCAACTACAGCGGCTAGCGGTTTTCTTGTTGGCCTTCACGCGGGAACTGGTGCAACTATACATGTTCAAGCTTTCGAAGATTCCGCTTACACTACCAAAATGGATTGTCTAGTACCATTAACTGCTAGTGGTGGAACAGTTCCTGACGGAGGCAGCCAAGACCCTTATGCTTTTAGTGAGGTAATCGCTTCTGGATTCAACATTGATGTTAATACTGCTGCTTACCATGTCAAGAGCCTCTACCCTGGAGCTGGCTACAACGGTGGGGTAAAATCTGATGGTGCTGCTTCTGGTATTAAGCTTGAAGTAAATGCTTTAGGTGGAGCCAACACGCAATTGCAAGTAAATGATGCAGGAGTAGCTGCGGAATCCTACAAGCAAACATGTCTATCTGGAGCAAACTTTTGGGAAGGAATTCTTAACACTTACGGAGTAGGAGGCAATCTTTCAACAAAATCTGACATCATTAGAGCTTATGTTGCTAGTGGTGCGACATCGGGCAATGTTGATCTAGCTACAAATGCTGCAAGTAATTTTGTGGACAAGGCTAATGGTATTCTAGGGTACACTCTGCAGGACGCTGGGGGACAGCGAGGTGGTGTAACAGCAGATCAGACAATCACCGAGCAGATGAACCCACGATTCCTTAAGCTGATGCAACAAACAGTAGACATGGACGGCGGTAACAGCGGTATCCCAACGAGTGATGATGATATTACAACTACAATAGTTGGGACTGTCTTGGCAGACGGAACTAAGACTGGTATTCAGGCTCTTGATGATCAAAGTCTGAATATTGGAATAGCACTGACTCCTGGCATTCATCAGCAGTCGATTCAAAATGCTTTGATTTCTAAAGCTGAGGAGACTACGGACTTTATGGCCGTGGTATCGCCTCCAGCGGCTATTGGAACAGCACAGAATGCAATTGATTGGTCAAACGGACAAAGCTTAACTCGCTCAGCCGCTATCAATAGTTCTTATGCTGCTATCTACTGGCCCTGGGTCAAGGTCTTCGATGTCTTTTCTGGGCAGGATCGCCTCATGGACCCAGCAATCTTTGGCACTAAGGCTATGCTGAAAACTGATAGTGTAGCAGAAACTTGGTTCGCTCCTGCTGGATTCCAGCGGGGTAGGCTAAACAAGCCTACCGAAGTTGAAGTTCTTCTCACAAAGGGAGAACGAGATTCCATGTACAGCGGTGGTAATGTAGTTAACCCAATAGTTAAATTTCCTCAACAGGGAATTACAATCTTTGGACAGCGTACTTCGCAAAGATCACCAACGGCTCTTGACCGTATAAATGTTCGTCGCTTGATGATTTATTTAAAGAAGGTAATTTTTGCTGCAACGCAAAGATTTGTATTTGAACCCAATGACGAATTCACTTGGGCGAGAGTAGAAGAAGTCCTTATCCCCTTTATCTCTGATATTAAAGACAGGAGAGGAATTACAGATTTCCGCGTTGTATGTGACGCGACAACTAATACTGCCACACGAATTGATAGAAACGAACTGTGGTGCAAAGTATTAATCAAGCCTACGAAGACTGCTGAGATGATGGTCTTTGAGATTAACTTGACAAACCAAGCTGCTAAGCTTGGATCCCTATAGGAGAATAATAAATGGCATTCGGTACTGAATTTTTTGGAAATCCAGCTAATAACCCTCACAATCCAAAAGAGGCTCTTCCAAAGCTATCTTATGCATTGGATTCGGTAAGGACTCATCAATTTGAAGTCCATATCGAGTTACCAGTAACAATTGATGGGGTCACACAAAACGGATTAACTCTTGCTGCAAAACAGGTAGGCACTTACGGCTACGCTGTCGCAGATATTGAAGTTCATAGAGCAAATGATAAGCTTTTCTATCCTGGGAAGCCTGCTCCTGAAGAACTTACGATTACTTTTGATAACCTATTGGCCAAGGAAGGCGATGCTTACCAGTCCATGTGGCAATGGTTTAAGCGTGGTTACAACCCTGTAACTGGTGATATGATGACTGAAACAGGTACAGCAGAGGGTGCTGACCTAGGCGGGGGTAATCAATTTAAAGCAAAGAGAATGTCTGTTATACTATTGAAAGGTAACTTAGATCATATAAAAGCTACTGAATTTTATGGTGTTTATCCTAAGTCTTGGAAGACTGGTGAGTTTAATTACGCAACGGGTGAGTTTCATACTATAGAAGTTACCTTCAAATACGACTTCATGGATTCCTTTAGCCAAACTGGAATCGCTAGTACGCTTGGCGGCTAGATTTATTAACAAAAACAGTAAGGCTCAACCTAGGTTACTGGGTTGGGCCTTTATAATATAATCTATGATAATATATGAAATACTTCGAAGAGTTACTTGAGAGTTATCAGCTTTTAAAAAAACGCCAATTCAAAGTTGATTTAAGTGTTCTTCAAGAACAGGGAGCGGCGGCTCAACAAGCAGGAGGGGCAGAGGCCACAGCCGCAAGTTATGTTAGCCAAGCTGTAGGTCTTGAAAAAGATCAGGGGATAACAGTAACATCCCCTACGAATAACAATACCTATTTAATTTGGCAAGCCAAAACAGCAGAGAGAATGATTGTTATTGAAGGTGAGGGTTTTGGTGGGGCAGGATCACCCAAACGAATAGGAGACGCGAAGGGTAACCCTCTAACTGGAGAACACTATTGGGAAAAATTTGTTAGTATGATGGGAGGTGAAGAGGCCGCTGCTCCAGCAGAGGGAGAAGCGGTAGAGGGGGAAGCGGTAGAGGGGGAAGGTATGGAAGAGGAGAT